TGGAAGATGCTTCAATGGTTATAGACCCAGCAGTATTTGAAACAAAACTATTTGTTGAAGAAACTGATGCTGAATTTGAATCTGCAGTGGATGAATTAAAATCTCTACCAGATGTGACTAATGAAGAACCAGTAGAGCCATGCGTATGTGAAGAACCATGCACAGACCCTTGTGTTTGTCAAGAAACACCAAAAATTAATGAACTTCTTGCCGAGCCAATACTAAATGAAACAATTGATGCTGAAATGACGGCTGAAATGGAAGAAGAAGGTGCAAAAGTAATTGCTGAAATGGTTCATAATTCAATCATGGAAGATTTGAAAGCATTAGCACCAGTTGCTGAAGTTCAGAATGTCGTTAAGAATGATAGGACGTTATATTAATATTTTGAGAATTGTTTTCAAGTATGTGAGTATTTATTATAAATAAAAATAAGTATTACAATTTAAATAAACAGAAATATGGCAGAAATGATTAGGGACATCCCGTTTAAATATGAACCAAAGAGAGTCAACCGATTCTTTGCAGAATTTGATGGCTCGTTAGGTATCGAAGTATGGTCAATCCAGAAATTCAAAAGACCTTCAATGAAAATTAATTCAGTTGCAATTCAATTCATGAATGAGCAGAATTATGTTGCAGGTAGATATAGTTGGGAAGAAATGCAATTGACATTCCTTGACCCAATCGGTCCGTCAACATCACAGATATTGATGGAATGGGTTCGTTTACATGCAGAATCTTTAACTGGTCGTGAAGGTTACGCTGCAGGATATAAGAAAAATATATTACTGAAAGCAGTAGACCCGACTGGTGTAGAAGTTGAAAAATGGACTTTGGAACAATGTATGATTACAGCAATTGATTTTGGTGAAAACAGTTACGAAGATGATGCATTAACAAACATCCAATTAACACTTCAACCTTGGAGATGTATTCTTAATATGTAAGAATTACAAAAAGATATTAAAAAGCCACTTAGTTGTGGCTTTTTTTATTTTTATATTTAGCCAAAACAGGGTCAAAATAGGTAGATTTGGCTGGTTATAATAGATATTATTTTATCAATTGTAGCCAATATGTTAACCACAATCAACAAAATATAATAATTGTGGTTAACATATTGGCTCTTAATAAATATATTTATATATATTATAGTTGTATTTACTCTTAATAAATATATTTATATATATTATACATTATGTTTTTTACGTACTCTAACGCCACCACGTTTTGATAATAAATCAAGACCCTTTAAAGTTAAAACATATTTTTGAACAGTATTAAATGATACACTACCACCTTTTTCAATTGTAGCTATCGTACATTTACTAACATCCATATGTTTAGCCATTTCTTCCTGAGTAAATCTTCTAAAAATTCTTTCTCTGCGCAAAATTTTAGGTATTTCATATATTTTAAGAACTAAAAAATTAAATGTTTCTTCTTCTTCTTCAGTTCTTAAATCAACTATTGGCGGTGGAACTAATTGAATATTTAATAATTCTGGATTTAAATTATGATAATAATCTACCCAATATTTTTCACGTTCTGGTAAATTTTCAATGTTTTCAACTTCTTCAATTATATCAATTTGGGGATATAACCAATTATCTGCTAACATTTTAACCCACTCATTTACTCTCTCTGAATGAGATAGTGTAAGGTGTTGAAGTGCTCGTTTATTTCCAACAGTTGATTTGCCGATGTACTGGTAAACATCGTTTCTTGGGTCACGCAGACCATAAATTATATTTATCATAATGTGGTATATATTATGCATAAATACTTAAAATTAATGAAAAATGCAAGAGTTTTTAAATAATGTATGAAATATCCATCATTAAGTGCATGAATTTTTCAGAAATTTCATGCAACTAATTCTAATAATCTATTTGCTAAAATGGTTTTGACGTGATAATTTCTATCTTTGGTTTTAATAACTTTATATGAGTCATTATTATGTGAAAACCATACAATATGTGATTGACCAAGTTTAATTGGTACGTTTTTTTCGATAATTTGTTTATACATTTCTAATTGTAATGAATACAATTCCAAATCACAATCTTCAATCATAAACAAATCATTAATTAAATGTCTATCACTTTGCGATTCAGTAAATTCTTTATTGGTTTTCCAGTCCCAGATTTCAAATTCTTTTGACTTTACATTATAAAATAAAATATCAAGCATTCCACCAATAAGATATTCTCTATCACATACAACCATTTCGGTTCTGATTGGTATTAATACACCATGCACTAATTTATAAAAACTATCTACGTGCTTTTTACAAATATCATACGTATATTGAACAGGGTCAAAGCCAAATTCATTTAAAATTAGTTGTAACGGATATTCGAACTTTTTATTTTGAAATAGATTTTCAGCGTAATCATGTATAGCAGAACCTCTAATTGTACCCTTTTTATTTATGTGTTTCCATGCACGCAATATTTCGGCAGTTGTTAATTTATGTTGGGTTGCTTTAACGTCCGACCAATATTCTTCGTTAAATTCTTCTTGATATCTATGAATTAACGTTGTTACTGATATAAGTTCTTTCCCGTCAATATAATATTTGTGTGGTTCATCATAAAATGTGACATTGTTAAATGCTGTAAATAATTGATGAGGTATAGATATATCAATATTCATAGATGGTAAAGGTATAAAAATATAGGTATATCAATATTCATAGACGACAAAAGTAGTAAAAATTAATTAATAACAATGTTTTTTTGTAAAATATTATCAAAATTAATATCTTCCAGACTTTTTATTAATGCAGTTTTGTCTGCAGGTAAACCAGTATATCCATGAATATGGGTAACAATTGCATTTCTCAATACATTTAATGCTTCCACCAACACATCACCTCTTGGAATTGGATGTCCTTCCGCAAAAATTCTATCTCGGTCTTTTGCTTCTAACCTTGCTGCTTTAAATTGTGGCTTTCCACTATGTGATATGATTGCAATTTTATCACTTGTAATAATGGTGTTGCTATAATAATCACCAGCAGTGGAATTGCTTTTAGGTTCATAAACCATTGTTATTGTTGCTGGATTCTTTGTGTTGAGTTTTAACACATCACCATTTTCATGTTTACCTGCTCTGATATGAACTTCGTTAATACGTAAAATAATATCAGTGTTTACCTTACCAATAATTGCAATGTCAGTTTTTAATGGATATACACCATCTGCAGTTGGAATTGTTGATGGTGCTTTTTCAGGCAATGTTAATGCCATATTTGTTGTTGAAAGTGCAGTGTATATGGAATCAAATCCGATTTTTTGTGGCTGTGATATAATACTTCCAATCCAAAAACGACTTTTTTCTGGATATCTAACATCTTCAATAAAGACTCTAACCATCTCACCCACTTGTGGATATACATGTAAAAATTTTGGCACTAATGGATAACACCAAGGTAAATCAGAATTTTGAGTTTTATTATCCAAGTCAGGAACTTTAACTTTTATTCTTCCACCGTCAGTTGGGTCTTCAATAGAAACAACTTCACCATAATAAATTGTTCTGGAAATTGGAATATGTGTTCCTTCTTTTTTATATGGCGTACTTGTTTGTATTATGGGTTTATCAAATCCTGACATTATTTCTTTTCTATTTGCTCAATCAACTTAACATAATTTTTTTCAAGTTCATCCAATTTTGCTATTTTTTCATTAATTTTCTTTTCAAGTTCATCAACCTCAAAAGTATGATTAATAATTTCTTGTTTTAATGTGTCATGTTTTAATTTAACATCATTAATTAACTTAAGGAGTTCAGTTGGTGTGTATTTACCTAAATCTTCCATATTATTGTATTATTCCATATCCCTTTGTATAGTAGGAAGTCATGCCCTGTACCGTTACCGGTCCTGCTGCCGATATTCCCGCAGCCGTTACCGTAGTCCCGGGCGGTATAACTACCGTAATCACAGCATTTTCAATAAGCGCATTAATAATTTCTTCAACTCTAATTCGTTCCATTATCTCATCTGGAGATGCTGCACCCGAAGGTAATGTACCAGATGGCAATCCTGCTTCGCTTTTTCTTTGAATAATCTTAGCAGCAATCTTCGTTGGTGATAATCCAGTACGTTGAGGTGTTCCCACTAAGATTAATGGGGGCGGTACTTTAGGCGGACCGCCCATTGAAGAGAGATTTAAAACTTTCTTTAATGCACCAATAATTGAGCCAATACTATTAAAATTCGTTGCCATTTTACTTTGCTTTTACTTCATCAAGAAGAAGTGTTTTTGATGTTTTTAACACTTCTTGTTTTGATTTTAAATTTTTAATGCTCATCCATTTCCAACCTAAAAACCAATTAGTCATCAGTATCCTGAACCAATTGGGTTTAACTGTTGTTGCGAGTTGTGTACCGTTTATGTCACCACTATCGATGAGATAAACACCCACAAACTGTTTGTTTAATTTCTGGTCTACTATCATAATTTTTATTATTAAATACTATCATCCAGTTTTTACTGGTATTAATCCTTTTATTACTGCCGAGTATTGTGTTATCTTTTCTTTTATTATTTTTTTTACTATTGGTACAAGAAACCACACTAAATACTTTTTAACGGTATCAAAAATAAACTTATTAATCATCTTCATCGCTGCCTTAATATTACATTGAATGAGTGTTTTATATTTTTTCATATCGTCTTTTGCTTTATTAAGTATTGCAGTGCCTTTATTCTGAAATGCGCTTATTATACCTAAAAGAGAACGTATTTGTGGTGATGATGTTAATGCTTTTGCTAATGTTTGTGTTATTAATTTAATTATTTTTTGAAAAAATCCATCTCTTGTTGTTTGTTTGTTTTCTGCTGCAACTGCAGGGTTGGTAATACTACTATCTGCAGTATCAGCCAATGCATCGCTTACAAAAATAGAATCTGTTGCACCAGAAATTTTGGAAATTAGACTTGTTAAGCCACTCATTGGTAACGTAGCACCTACAAGACCGCAACCCATATCATAATAAGTAACACCATTAATTAAATTTTGTGCTTGTGCCATTAATGCCTCATTATCTTCTGGTGAAATTATAAAACTATCGTCATCATTAATTAGTTGGTCAATTAACTGGTCAACCACCAATTCGTCATATGTCTGTTGTACTGTTTTACCCTGTGCTTTTGCAATAGTACCATATATTTTATTCATTATTGTTGTCATAAATTCTTTTTTATTTATGATTTGAAGGTCGTTAATATATGTACTCGCCCAAGTACCAATGTCCGTGCCAAGTGAAGCACTTTGCTTAAATGTTATTTTATCGGTATTTGAATCATATTTCATTGTTAAGGCACTGCCAAAATTAACTTCAGTACCATCATTTAACACCGTGTCATATAAAGTATTATTAAAATCAAGTGCGTTGTCCGAATATAACACATTGCCAGACGCACTCGTTCTTGGAATTTTTGTTAATCCATCAATATCAATTGAAGCCATTGGTACTGATATTCCAGCACCTGTTGATTTAAAATATGAAGGAATTTCCACGTTAGAATTAAATTGTGTTACTTGTTTTTTTAATGCACTTTTTAATTCTGGTTCAATTTTATCAATAAAATTTGTAAATAATTCACCTGTCATTTCTTTAAGCGCATCTGAACCAGCAATTGTTTTTATCAAATCAAGCAAAAATGGCACAATATCACTTTTATTATTAATTGATGGAAATATATTAGTAGTATCAGTTGCTTGAACGGATTGTATCATTGATACATACGAACTGATACTTTTAAAAACATCTGCTTTATCGTCAACTAAACCCATTATCTATTGTTTTTTTCTTTTAATAATCTTTCTGCTTCCTTTTTTTCAACTTCTCTCTGTACCATATCAAGCAATTCGTTTCTTCTGTCAGTTGTAACATCTCCTTTATCTTCTTGTTTTGGTGAGTAGTTAGCATTATTAGTGCTACCGCCATCTTTATTTTCAAATACCACTTCTTTTAAATACTTAAGAAGCATAATTTTTTGGTCTTGGTTTTTGGCTTCAGCAGCAATAAGTTTAACAATTTGGTCACCAATTGCTTGAATTTCACCACCTTCTTTTACTTTCATTTCCCATTTAGTAAAAAGTCGGGTTATTTTAGCCTTAATATTATGACTTTCATCATAGATTTCCTGAAGAAGTTTATTAACACTATCTTCATCAAAATTTAAACGTTTTCTGGTTGGTCGTGGCATGATTTTTAGTTTTAGTACATATAAATACGTGTTAATTAATTTATGTTATCCAAATAAATTTCATGAGTTTCATCAAAACAGACATTTTGTCTTTTCTTAAAAGATTTAACTCTATGGTCTGCAATTGCACTTCTGATTATAACTATACAATAAATACGAGCATTTGATTTATACCCACGTGATATTGCGATGGTAGGATTATACCTTCGTACATGTTCAACTAATATGGAAAGTAAATCAAGTTTTATGTCCTTATCTTCATGACCCTCTCTGTCGGGACGATATTGTTTAATAACGTCATCAATGAGATTTTGAAATGCTATATGAAGATACTTCATATATATTAAGTTTCTTTCATCTACATCTAAACAAGTACCGTATTTCGCAACCGCTTCTTCGACTTCATCAGTCCAATATTCATATTCTTTATTCATCCATGTAGTCGATTTTCTCAATAAAATATATTTCTTTAAACGGTTTAATTCCTATTCGTATTTCTTTGGTGGATAATCCTGTCTGTTCCTTCAAAAATAACAGAATTTTATTTTTGGCAAACTTATTGGTGATTCTTTTATTATATTTGCCTTCTGGGGTATCTTCCATGAATAGTACATGCCAATTCTTTAACACATTTATTATTGCATCGCCAACAACAATTTCATTTTTCTTCATTGTTGGGTCGTTATCAATTTTATCTTCTATTTTAGCAACCACAGTATTAATAAGTTTTTCAAACTGGTGCTGAGTTTCGGTTTCTATTTCATATGAATATTCAACGTTTTCGTTAATTTCATCAATATAATCATCAAAACACAGATTTGTTTTCTTTTCAATATAACTTTTTTTACTGTGGTCTTTATAATAGTTTCGAATTATTGTTTGACAATAACTATATGCTTTTGCTTTATTTCCAGATTTCGTTATTTTATCTGGATTAAACTTAATCATGTGTTCAATTAAATGACTTCTGGCATTAGATTCAACTTCAACAATATCGTAGTTACCAATATGTATTGGATAACGTCTTAATATTGACTCAATCATTTTGCGAAAAGGCACTAATAAGATTTCATTATATATCTTATTTTTCTCTTCAGCAGTGGTGGCTTTAATATAATTTATAACTGCTTGTTCTTCTCTTTCCGCAAAATAGGGCACATTAACTTCTTCATTATTCTTCTTCATTTAATTATAAATCAATAAATTCGAATTATTTTTGAAGTCTTGACATATCAATCGGTCTATCGCTTGTTATGTTTGCTTCCATTGTTGCGGTTTCAAACCAAAATTTTCTTTCAGGAACTGGCATTGTTTTTAAATAAACATCAAACATGCTGTTTTCTCTTGTTGCAAGATGTTTGTAACCAATTTTTGGTATTGAAAATATCTTACATGCATTATTTAATGCTCTGAGTAAGAACTCATACATAAAGGTTAACTTAATATTTACTTTATATTTACCAAGATTTATAAATTCTGATTTTTTAATTACACCGCCAGATAGTTTAAAGTCTGTGTATTGCTTTAATGCTTGAGTATTTAAGTAACCCATTTCACCATTTTCACCAACAAATTGTTGTGCCCATACGGTTTCATTAGTTATTTTAATACCTTCATTTTTTTCATTAACTTCAATCATCATAGTTAAGAAAACATCAATATCTGGATATGACTCAATATATTTTTCAACATTTTTAAAGAAAGATGTGCCATATTCATCATCGAATTCAAGTACCGAGAAATAATCGGTAGTTATATTATCAACTGCGAAGTTAACTTGTGATTGATAGTCTGTATTACCGTCATTCTTAACAAAAAGTATATTAATACCGTTTGGATATTTGGTCAACAAACCTTGCTGATATAAGCCAAGTTCATTTTCAATTGCAGCAGCATATACCACAATTATTTGTGGTAATTCTGCAATGTTTTCTTGCTTTTGTACAGATTCAATTGCTTTATCTAAAAGACTTAAAATCTGGTTATTATATTCATGTACTGGAATTATTACCGTTACTTTCATTTTTATATTTTTTATTTATTAATATTATTTTTATAATGTTACTGGCGGTTCACTAAAATTTATTTGTTGTGAAGGGTCAGTTGGCACTGGAACACCTACTGGTAGTGGTGGCATTGCAGGTTGAAGTGCAGTCAAGAAAAGATTTGTTCTTTGATTTATAATACCCTGATAAATTTCAACTAATCTTTTTTCAGATGCTTCTTGAGTGTATTTGCTTGCCACGGTTTCCATAGTGGTGTATAATTCAGGTAAAACTGCATCATCAAGAAACTTAACGAGCACTTCACCAAGTAATACTGGAAGGTCATAGAAATTTTCTGTCCAAACTCCAGCACCTTCAACAACTTTAACTGCTTTACCAGTATCGTCCCTTTCAATCATGTATTCTGGCATAATGTCTGGCTTTAAGCAAATTGGAATAACGCCTGATTTCATACATTCTAATGGAAATGTACCCAGAGATGCAATTCTATCTACCCAAACTGCAGCAAAATTACCTTGTAACCTCTTAGCAAAGTCAATTCTACGCATTGCCTGTGGCGGTTTGCTTTTTGTAAGCATTGGGTCGAATGTTACCCAACTGTATTGTGGGTATTTAGCAAAGAATAACTTTACAAGTTTTGAAATTTCATTAGCATTTCTTCCAATTACTGACACTATTGGTTTTTGTGGCACTTTTGATTTTTCAAAGTATTCTGGAATACCAACATTATATGTTTTTACATCAAACTTATCTTTTCCGTAAAAAGTTTCTATCCATTCTTTCATCGTTGGTGATGTTGTAATAATATCACGAATATTGAAGGATGTCCAATCAGTTCCCGGGATTAAGGCATTCATCATATAGTCAACCGATTGTAGCAAACCAATTCTTACACACGGTAAATTTTTAGTTTGTTCCATTACGTTTGAATATATTTCTGGAATAACCATCACGTCTTCAGGTCCTACCGTTAACTTAGGGTCTGACATTGGCATATGTTTATGGTTTGTGAGTTCTTTTTCAACCCATGTTGGTATAACATAGTCACCCTTTTCAACCATAATTACTACTTCATATCCCATATTCTTAACAACAGTTGCATGAAAATAAATTTCATACACGCTTGCTGTTGGACTTGGGGAATCAGGTACGCAGAATAAGAATTTAGATTTCTTATTTACAATTTTATCTAAAGATATTTTTATCTTTTCAATTTGTTCTAATTCGGCTTTCTGAGCCTCATTGTTTAATAATTGTTCA